TCAGATGGGCAGCCTTGAGAGTTCGCCACGCATATGCCGCAGCCAGACTGACCACTCCGTTACCGGCCGCATCGGATCGGTCCATCCGATCGGCCATCCCATCATCCAGTCCGAAAAGTTCGGGTTGAAGTTCAGGTCGCCGGCCGAGTATCGCGCCCCAGTCCGCAAAGTGATGTGGAGGGGGCGCGAAAGTCGGAAGTCGCCATTCGTTTGGGGCCGCATTCCCATTGCCTTCGCCATGAGCCACATCAGCGTCCAGGTGCGTGCTACCTTGCCGAGGGCCAGTTGCTTGCCGACCTGCGTCGGATCGTTCCTGAAGCGCAGGCCGTGACTCGCAAACTCGATCTCCGCCCTGTTGCAGTAGAGGGATTTCGTTGGCGTGGGCCACAACGAAGAGCCGTCGCCGAAGATGGCTCGCACCCGTTTCGAGCGCTGAGAACAGGCCTGCTTTAGGCGTGTAGTCCATGGCCCGTATTGCGTCGAAGACTTCGGCGGCTCCCAAAGTGAGATGACCTTCGACGTTTTCGAAGAACAGCCATTCGGGTCGGGCCTCCCGTGCGATCCGCTCGACATGGGGCCACAGGTGCCGGGGATCGTCAGCCCCGTTTCGCCGGCCGGCGAATGAAAATGGCTGGCAGGGATAGCCGGCAGTGAGGATATGAACCTTGCCGCGCCAAGCGCGGCCGTCGAAGGTGGTAACGTCATCCCAGACAGGTGCGTGATCCAGGGCCGCGTCTGCCATCCGCGCCACGAGCACCGACGCAGCGAAGGCTTCCCGCTCGACGTAACAAACAGTTCGGTATCCGGGTTCTGCGACGTGGAGACCGAGCTCCATTCCGCCGACGCCGGCGCAGAGGGCAATCCCGTGAAGCTGGGTGGTATGTGAAGCCACATAAGCATCCTTTCGAAAGAGGCGCTCTGTGGCGATCGGTTCAATCGGGCTCGTCGGCCCTGAAAGCGTTGAGTGCGCCGCATCGGCGGCACTTGATTTCTATACCCGGCAGACGAGCGGGCGTCTGCCCCCTGGTTGATGCAATTTTGAAAAGCAGCGCCTGGCACGAAACGCAGCGGATGTCCTTCTTCATGGTTCTCTAACGACTTCTGTCCACCTTCCGGCGGCTTGCGAAAGCGAGCCGGGCGGGGCAGTTATCTCTTTGTGCTGTCTGACGGGTCGGGACGCCAATCTAGGCCCGTCATCGGAGCGTTCGCTCCGGACGCCCGGATTATGGAGGCATCGGATGAGACGATTTGTCGCGGCGATTGCGATCAGCCTTATCGCTTCGCCCTCTGTTGCTGAAACTGCAGAGAATGAAGACGAGTATGTCTACACCGAACAGGACCGCCTGAAGGATGCCGCGATCAAATCGGCTTTCGGTCGGATGTTCTCCGAAAGGCTTTTGCAGGAAGGCGGCATTGCGACGAATTTCGAATGCTCCGAGAGCAACTGCATAGGCGAAGCGGCAGGGCTTCAATTCCGGGTCAATCCGAAAGGCATCGAGGTGGCGCTTTCCTACGCCGCCGATCCGGCCGATCTGGACGCTGCCTGCATTGCCGCCATGCGCATGTGGCGGAACGACCTCAACCCCGAGATGGGACGGCGTCTTCTGGAGGAGGCGGTCGCGAAGAAAAACAGTTCGGGTTACCGCGAGGCGCGGGTGGCCATCCCCGGCATGAGCCTTTGGATCGAGGAGCTCGACGATCCCCGCCTCGTCAGATGCCGCACCTTTCCGCAAGCCGACTGACGCCATCAGAACCAGCCCATTTCCGCTTCGACGATCGTCGACCATCCGGCTTCCGGTCCCGCTTCGTGATAACAGGCCAGCGCAATCCAGTTGATATTGTCGATGTCCGGCCCGAAGCCTTGCGGGCGGACCGGCGCGTCGGCGACGGCGCGGGCATCGCCCTCCATCTCGAAGATCGCCTTGGCTGTCTCCGCTTCCATGCGCGCGGCCGCGGCGCCGGCAACCGCCGCAGCAAGCTGTTCGGAGCCGAAAAGATGCGGCAGGCCGATCCGGGCGGAGCCACGGCCGAGCTGCGCCAGTGCTTCCTTTGGACGCCCGGCCGACGCATCGAACCAGCCCCCCGCGACAGAAGCGACGCCGTAACGCGGCTCGATATCGACCTGAAAGGAGCGGTTTGGATCGAAAGGGATGACGATCGGCGGCAGGCTCGATCCCGATGGCGTCTGTGATGTCCCGCGCCGCCGAACCGTCAGTTTTCCGGCCTGCAGCTTGACGATCGCGCCGAGATCCTCGCCGATTTCCGAGGCCAGTCCGACCGCCGATTGCCGCCAGCGCAGAAGATAGCCGCCCGGCAGCTCCAGTGCGTCGATTGCCGGGTCGATCGCGGCTGGCAATCCCTCGCGCCTGGCGAGCGTCCGCAGCACGTCGCCATAGGTCCGGTGGCCGTTCTCCTCGTCGAAATGCTCGGAGTCGACGCCCTTCCAGCCATCGCTCATTTCCACCGCCCGGCAAACCAGCACCATCTCCTGGCCGCTCTCCGGTTCGCCCGTATAAAGCGTTCTCTGATAGCGAAAGGTGCCGAATTCGCTCAAAGGGCCACCCTTCCAGCCGATCGCGGCGCGAAATTCGGTGTCGGCGGCGGGCGGCTGCAGATAGGGCCGCTGGCGGCGAAAGCGGATCTGCAGTTCATCCGCTTCGCCCATGGCAAGATCGCTGATCCGGACGCCGATGAAGAGGTCGGCCAGGCGTTCGGCAAGATTGCGGCCGTCCGGCCCTGTGATGACGATTTCAGGGGTCCGCATGGTTGCTTACTCCCACGGCCGGGTCAGTCGGTCGGCGGGCGTCTCGACCGTTTCCGGAATGGAGAGCACGGTCCCGGCCGGCACGACGAAATCGACCTGCAGGGAGAGAGCCAGAAGTGGGTTGGCGGCCAGCAGCGCCTCGACCGTGCCGCTCTGCTCGCTGCCGAAAAGGCTTTTGGCGAGCCTGTCGAGGCGGATCGGTGCATCCGTCACGGCCCGTCTCATCGCGCGCGCCCTCCGAGCACCACGAGGTCGATCTCCACCTCCACGATGCGGCCGCGCCCGTCCAGCGGGTGGAGTTTGGTTTCCTCGACACCGACGAAGCGCACGCCAACCGTGCCGATCCGGCGCGCCATGTAATTGGTGCCGAGGCGCAGGAAATTGACCGCCTCCTGGCGCTCCTGGTGGACGAACAGCCAATCGAGCGCATCGAGGCCGCCGACCAGATGCGGCGCGGTACGGGCGCGGATCAGAATGCGGCGTTCACCCATGCCGGTCGCCTGATAGTCCATCCCGCGCCAGGTCGGCGCACCGGGCAAGCGCGCTTCGGATTCCAGATTGATGATCTCGGGATTGAGGCCGATCACTTTCAGCTGGGCCTTGCCGATTGAGCAGTGGGTTCGTGTGGCCATCGCTTCGGTCCTTATGCGGCCGGAACGGCGGTATCGTGCATGGCCCGCGCTTCGGCCATGGCGATATCGCGACGCTGGCGGCGCTGGGCGCGGAGCGCCATCACCTGCGGATCGACGCCGTGATAATTGTGAACTGTCGTTGTGGCGCCGCGCGCAGCCGGGGCGCGCTCGGGGCGGGCCTTCGGCAAGGGAACCGGACGTCCGCTCTTCGCCCAGCCATCTTCGGCGTAGCGGGCGGGATCGAGCGCGTCGGGGTCGGCATAGGCGGGGGGAATGCCGGCGAGGCCATCACGCATCGCGGCGGCTTGCCCGGCCGTGTAACGCCCCCGCTCATTTGCGTAGTTCCAGTGTTTTGCACGGTCGCGATGATTATCGAGATGGATGCCGCCGCCACGCATTTCGAGACCAACGCCGCCGTGTCCGGAAGCGGCCCAGTGCTGACCCAGGCGAGCGAGCTGGTCCCCGGTGACGCGCTTGCCATCCGGACCGACCACGTAGAGATCGGCCGCCCGGCCGCCATCATGGCGGGTCGATCCGATGCGGGCGAGACCCGACCCCTTCTTCGGCTGGCCGCCCGAATAGACCTCAACGCTGTACCCATCGCCATAGACGGCCTGGACGCCGCGCCGGATCTGTTCCTCCAGCTCCGGCGTTACCTTCTGTGACCGGATCGCCCCTGTGTTCGTGTAGCTGAGTGGTGCGAGACGTCCGACGCCAGCTTCGTGGGTTTCTGCCTGCTGATAGGCTGAAAGCGCGGCGGCGGCGCGGTCACCCCGGCTTCTGTAGTTCTTCACGCCGGCGCGTTCGTAAGTCCGCTCAAAGGCGCGCATGGCCCCGTCCGTGCTCGTCTGGCCGCGCACGGCGTCCAGGGCGCGGTTCCATTCGTCCGGTTCGCCTTCCGTCATGAAACGCCAGTTCGCCTCATAGGATGAGGGGTCGAGACCGTTGGCGGCCGCGAATTTCTCGAAAGCGCGGCGGCGCGGTCCCGTCCACATGGGCAGACCTGCTCCGCCACGCCCGGCGACCGGGGATTTCTCCTGCAAGCTGGTGAAGCCGCCGCTCTCATGATCGAGATTGCCGACAATGCCGGCGGCCTGTTCAGGTGTGAGCGCGTAGCTGCCAACGAGATCACGCATTAGCCTGGCGCGCATCTGTGGTGCCGGGCCGATGGCCGAACCGGAAAGATCGCCGGGCGCGGTGCCGCCATAGCTTGCCGGACCGGTATAGGCGGCCGCCGTGCCTGAACCACCGGCCGAGAAATTCTCGCCGCCATAGGACGCCTTCCAGAGGCGAGCGCCACCGCTACCGGACGAGGACGTCCGTGCGTTCGCGTACCACATGCGGGCGCCACCAGAGCCACCCTCGAAGCTGATCCCCTCTGCTTTTGGAGCCGCTTCAAAGCCCTTTCGAAGATCCTCGATCGCCATGCGAAGACGCATGATCTCGTCGCGCAGATTATCCGCAGCGGGGTCCACCGGCGCCACGCCGCCTGGAAGTTCACGAAGATTGGCGCTTCGGCCGTCGAGCTGCGCCTGGAGGTCGGCGATCTGTCCTTCAAGATTTTCGATCTCGTCGGAGACCACGGTGCCGACATCCTCTGAGGCGGCCGCCTTACCCCGCCGCACGGCACGGAGCGTCCTGGCGCGACGCTCCCGGTCGGCGCTTACCCTGCCAGCGAAACGCTGGCGATCAACGGGATCGATCGGCCGGCCCTCCTCGGCGGCACTCAGAGCGCGGTCGACCGCATCGGCGTCGCGCATCTCTTCGGCCCAGCCGCCGACGAGGCGCGAGACCCACATGGCGAAATCGTTGACCGCTGGCACGAAGCTCTTGCCGATCTCGCTGCCGAGATCACCAATCGAAGCCAGTGCCTGGGCGATGCGCTGTTCGCTTGTTTCATTGAATATCTTGAAGGTGGCGTCGACCGAACCTTGCGCCTCTGGACTTCTGGAATCGGAAAGGGCTTGCCGCAGGGCCGGCAACTGGTCAACCAACACGCCCAGCTTGCCGCCATATTCCATGCCGCCAATCCCTTCGAGGGCCATGGAGCGTTGCGCCGGCTCCAGCTTCGAAAGCCCTTCCAGGATCGACATCATCGTGCTCGTCGGATCGTCCACCATGCCTTTCTGGACAGAGCGCGCCGAAAAACCGAGGCGCCCGAGCGCGCGGTTCATATCCCGGTCGCGAAGCGCCGGCGCATTCATCAGCCGCTGCACGGTCTTGCCGAACGCATTGCCGGCTTCTGCGGGGTTCTGCCCCACGCCGCCGGTTATCGCTCCGAAGGCAACGAGGTCTTCCGGCGCGAAGCGGCTGGCGCCTTCCGTGCCCGCCTTGCGAACGAAGTCGCCGATAACCGCTTCGGTGGTGTTCGAATTGTCGGCAACGTAGTTGATCGAGTCCGCCAGCGCCGTCATGCCCGCCGTGTTCAGACCGAACTGATTGCGCAGTTCGGCCAGCGTCTTGCCGGCACCGGCCGGCGACATTTCGGCGGCGATCGCGTAGCGTCCGCCAAGGCGCGTGACATCGAGAAGGCCGTCATAGGCCGTGCCGGACTTCGCGGCTTCGGCGACGAGCGCAGCAATCTCTTCGATCGGCTGGCCTGTCTCCTGTGATGTCGTGCGGATCGCCCCTTCGATAATGGCCAGCTGATCGGGCGACGGGTTTTTCATGGCACGCTTGACGCTTGCCATTGCCGATTCAACGCTGATCGCGCGCCGGGTCGATAAGGTGCCGCCATAGATCGCCCCACCCGCCGCAGCGCCGACAGCGACAGCAGTTCCGCCCATGAAGGCTGCGGGCACGCCGGCGACCATGCCGATGCCGGAGCGGTCGGCAGCGGACTCGATAGCCCGCCCAACACCGACACCTCGGCTCCCGCCAAGCCGCCGCCCGGCGCGATCGACCCGCTCCAGCCGGCGTTCCAGTTCGCCCGCTTCCCGCCCGGCGCCCTTCAGATCCCGCTCCAGCCTTTCGGCGCCGGTCGACCGGCCAAGCTTCCTTACCTCGTCGTCGACAAGGCCGATCTCGCGACGCGCCTCTTCACCGGCAAGGCCCAGCCGGTCCATCTCTTCGCGGAGTTTGCGTGCGCCCGGCGCGTCTCCGAGCTCCTTCGCCGCGAGGCCAAGCACGCGCAGGCGGCTTTCGGCCTGGTCGGATGCCCGGCGCATCCGCGTGATGTCGCCGGCGATCGCTTCGGCGCCGCGGGCGCTCTTCAGGCCCTCGACCGTCGAACGCAATTCGCGTGTCCGGCTGGTGTTCCGGTCGAGTTCGGCCCCAAGACGGCGGGTCTCTCGCAGAAGCGCTTCGGTGCCATCCGGCCGCTTCAACCGGTCCTCGGCATCTCCGACACCGCGATAGGCGCGGCGCGCCTTCTCTGCTGCCCGCTCAAGATCGTTCAGCGCATCGGCCTGAAGCCGAACGCCGCTTTGACGGCCGAGCTGGTCGAGCTGCTTGCGGATGTCGTCGAGCGCGCCGGAGACGGCGCGACCCTCTTCCTTCCGGAAATCGATGCCGAAACGCAGGGAGACGTCGAAATCAGCCATCGGGCGTTTCCCTCTCAGCCTTTGCCATCAGGCCGGCTTCGTCCGACCAGGCGAGAAAATCGCCCCAGACCATGGAAAGGACGGCGGGCAGGGGCGTCATGGAAAAGCGGCAAAAGGCGAGCGCCATGCGCCGCCAGCGGCGCGGATCGGCGTTCAGCCGCCGCCCCTCATGAAGCGGGGCAAAAAATCGAAGGCGGCCCCCGTCACCGCCTCGCCGTCCTCGCCCGGCAAGGCGCGGATCACAGCTGCGGGCAGGCCGGTCATCACCGCGTAAAAATCGTGGACACTCGCATCGCGATTGGCCTGGATGACGCCGCCCGTCTCCGCAACGCTGAGAGGACGGATGGTGACCGTGCGGACCTCGCGGCCGTCGAAGCGGAACGGGTAGCGAAGCGTCACCGTGACCGATGGCTCCTCAAGAAAGTCGAGTTCGGCGATTTCGGCAGGCGGTGTGTCTTCGACCTTGGCCTTTTCGGCCTCTGCCGCTTCCGGCTCGGCATCCCAGTCGCGCGAGAGCTCTTCGGGCGGCAGCGGGATTTCGGACGCATCGACGGCAAGATCGGTCGTTTCGGTTTCCGTGTCGGGCTTCATGATCAGACCGCCAGAAGCCGGTTCGATTCCGCCGAATAGTCGACGCCATCGATGACGAGGGTCTGGTTCGGGACCGAGAATTTGTGAACCGTCTGGCCGTTATAGATGTCGTGATAGAACCACACACCGCCGCCGCCATAACGGGTTGCGTCGGCGCGCTTGCCGATCACGCGCGGCTGGCTGATCGAGGTCAGCAGCGCCTTGATGATGACGACGCGGCCGAGATTGCGGCCCGCCTCGATATCGCGCAGCCGCTCGTAATAGGTGAAGGTGGTCCAGTCGCCGGCTTCCCGGCCGAAACGGCTCATCACGTCGGGATGCGTTCCGTAGAGGCTGAACTCGAAGGTTGGCGGTTCGATATCGGTCGGCAGTTCGAAACCGAACCAGCCGAAATTGAGCCGCTCGCGCGCCATCTGAAGGTTCGGCACCGCGCAGGCTTCCAGCCGCTTCTTCTGGTTGATCTCGCCAATGTACCAGTTGGCGCCGTGAATGATGCTGTCCATGGAAGGTCCTCTTGGGCTGGCCGGTCAGGCGACGTAGCGGATGCCGGCCGCGCTCATGCGCTCCAGGGCGACACGGATGTTGTCGGAAAGGACGTCAAACGCCTCCGGCTGCGGCTCTGAATGGATGCCGAGGTCCGTGAGGTCCGGCGTCTCCTCGAAACGCAGCTTCACGCGCATGCCGCCAGCGCGCAGCAGGTTGGTCGGGTTCAGACCCTTGTCGAAGATGACTTCCGAGCCGGGAATGATCGCGCCGGCATAGATGCGCTCTTCCAGAGCTTCGGAGAGCGACTGGAAGAGAAGGGTCACCGCATGGGGCGTGATGTCCTCGGAGAGGTAGAGGCGCAGCGGCCGCAGCATCGCCTTTTCGATGGCGCGGCGCGTCCGGATGCGCTTGATCGAGCGATAGCCGACCGTGGTCGGATCGGTGGCCGTCGAGAAGGGTGCCCAGAGGAGCTTGCCCTCGATGACGGTGCCGACCCCGCGCTGGACGAGATAGTTGGCGTCGTGGTCGGAACGGCCGTCCTGATAGGTGACGATCTGCGACATGCCGGTGACGCCCTTGAGCGGCCTGTTCCAGGCCGCTTTGTAAGGACTGCCGGCTTCCTTGTCGCGCCGGACCGTCGCGGCGGCGACCGCCGGGCTCAGAGGCCGCGAAACGGTCGCGCCGTCGAAGAAATAGCGCCCCTGCGGATACATCGCGATCATGTTGAGGGAGGTGGCGAAGTCGTTCGCATATTCGGCGGCCGCTTCGCGCGACGTTTCGGGTGTGTTGACGACGCCCATGCAGTCGATGATCCGATCGCAGACGGCATCGATCGCCGTCGCCACCGGATTGGCCGCATTGTCGAGCCGCTGGCTGTCATAGCCGGGTGCGATGATCAGGCCAGGTTCGATCTGAAGGTGGGAGAGTGCTTCGGCCAGCGCCCAGACGCCGGTATGGGCATTGGCGTCGCCGGAGATGTGGCCGATCTGCGTTTCCAGATCAGCGCCGTCCTGGGCGCGGACAAAGACGATGTCGGTCTCGATCCCTTCGCCCTTGATCTGGCGGATCGCATCATAGGCGAGGCCCGGACCGAGAGCCGCCAGCTGAACCGGATCATCGGTTGCGATCCGGACAGGCTCGTCGAATGGAATGGCGTTGGTGTCGGGAATGTTCGGCAGAGGCAGGCAAAGGCCGATCGCGGTGGAATCGCGCGTGTCGATCGCGGCCGTGGTGCTGCGCAGGTCGGATAGGACGCGAACGCCGACATTGGCGGAAGTGCTGGCCATGAACGAAATGCTCCGGGGCGTGTTGCTCTCGGAGGCACATTAGGCGGGAGGAGTGGAGGCGAGAGAGGCTGACAGCTGTCAGCGCTTTAATCCGGCGAGCACGTCGCGAACGCTAGTGCTCTTCAAAGCGGCTTTCAACGGCGTACTCAGCCTGTTGCTGCTTTCCGTCGAAGGTGTCTTCGAAGCCGCCATAGAGTGACTTGTATGTTATTCGGTAGGTGAACCCCCCTTTTTCGGGCGAAATCAAACGTCTCGATTGCGGCGCGATCATGCCTGTGTTTGCCGATGAGCAGATCTAGCAGGAGTTCGTCTCGATTCGATTTATAGAAATCAATGTCGAACACTGGCTCGAATAACTCCAACCTATCGGCCGCCTCGAGCGTTAGCAGCGTCTCGACGCATTTCCAACATTTCGAGCAATTAGGCTTGCTCAATCCAAACCTTGTCGTTGGGTTGCCGGCGCAGACATCCAGCATTTCGCATGCATCTTGCAGCTCGGAAACAAAAAGCGTTTTCTCAACTCTTGTATAGGACGACCCGGCAGAATGAATTCTGAGCGACTCCGTACTTAACAAGGGAAGTAGAACTGCATCGAGATAGGCAGTATCTCGATGCGGTTGGATGGCAACTGCGTTGTAATCCACGCCGGAAGAGTAAAGGTAGTTGCTTATTCCCGATGCCATGGCAGCTGCCGCATTGCGTAACGAATGTGTCTTTTGAAAATTTACCTTTTTGCATGTCGCGGCTGAAAAAATCTTATCCAAGTTGCTATCTACGGTGATCGCGCCTAAACCTTTCCTTGCCGCATAGTCATGAGTGCGACGCAAATATCGCTCGAAGATTTTAGGTCGGCCCTTACCCATGGCTCCGACATTGAAGACTGTGAGATCGGTAATCTCGGGATGGGTTCCTAGGGTGAAAAAGCTGTCGACTCCTGCGGAAAACCCCGTCGCTGTTCGCGATGTAATTTCGCGATTTCGATGAGTCTCTTCGACATTAACAGGCACTCGAGCTAGCCGAGGATCGTAGGCCTTCAGAACTGTTTGAATATCATCTCGGAGATAACGTAGAAGCGTCTCTGAGATCGCTCCCTCGATCTTCAGCGCCTGCCGACGAAACATGGCAGGATAGACCATTGCAATTGCTGCCCAATCTTGCGTTCGCGACGTCGGTCCTTCGACATTCATCCAAAGCCTATCTGGCAGACCATCGCTTATGATCGAACATTCGGTCCCCTTAAAATCGGCCAGAACTATCTCGTTTCTGTCTGGTCGCATCCGCTGCCGACCTCCCCTGCAACTGTCGAACTTCGATGCGGCAGCCTAATACAGCTGTTACGGCGAATTGGAAAAGAATTTAAACTTCGATCGTGCTGGAGTGGTCAGACCTTCACTCTGCGGCTGCCCTGACTGTTAGCCTATTGACAAAGTAAACGTACTGGTGAGGTCAGGCGTCGATTATGGCCAGCGCTCGGCATAGTCCGGCGGAATGCCATAGGGGAAGTCGCCATGGCCATCCTTCATATCCCACGACATCTTCATCACCGCCTCCACCCAATTCATTGCCTTCGTAATGAGTTCGACTGTCTGGCCCGCTGTCAGATGCCGGTTGATGTTGCCGCCATCGCGGATGACCAGCGTCGAGGCGGTATCTCCTGCAGCGAGCATTTTCTCGGCTGAGGAAAGCCGGCTCTGATAGATCACCAGGTCGCGGGTTCGGCCGGTCAGATGGATAGGCGCCCCGTATCCCAAGATCGTGAATTCTTTTCCTTCGGCGATGTGCCGATCCCGTGAAGCGTTAACGTCTTCCCAGCTTGGGGGCTGCGCTGGCCTCTCAACCCATCCCGATCCTTCATAGTCAAAATCCGGTCCCGGCTTCAGGGGAATCTCGAAAGTGCCCTCCGGGTACCCTGCGAGGGTATCTGCGGATGGTTGATCCGTGGTCTGCCAGCAACCCCGATCTGGATGGTAAAAACAATGCTCACTCATTACCTCAACTCCGCCCACGAAAAGATAGAGACGCTGCCATTGATCCGGTAATAGTGGCCGTTCGGTACGGCAAAAGATGTACCCGCAAGAACGCTGCTACTACTAGAGACTTGAGCGACTTCAATCCAGGTGACGCCGTCACTCGACGTCTGAACAGTTCGCCCGCTACTCCCACCGCTAGAATAGGACATCACGACTTCGATCGAGCGGCCGGAGGTGTTCTGGTAGCTGGTGTTGTAAGTTCGAGAGCCCTGCTTATTCTGCCAAGCTTGCCCCTCACCGAGCGCCTTGGCCCCAATACCAGCCTCGAGCGTTTCTTCAACGAACGCTTTAATGGCGCTGCGTTTGGCGGGCGCCTCAGGCGAGACGGAGAAGTCGGGGGCACTGGACATGGAATCTGTGGTTAGGCCAAGTCCCCATTTTGACCACACGCCATCTTTGAGAGTCCTGGATGAAAGCCTCCCATTCGCGAGAAGGTATGCGATCTGCACAACCTTTTCGTCTGTCGCGATTGTCTCCAGAGAGTGCGCTAAGAATGCGGGTGGGTTGGCGGTAGCAGCTGCGCCAGCATCGCCAGCCTGCATCCAGCGACCACTCTCCATGAACATCGGTGCATTGTAGTCATAGGCGGTCGCGCCGGTCGCATCCAGTTCAGTCGGTTGCCCATTCAGTTTGGCGGCAATGGCTTCGGCTACCGGGCCGGCAGCCACCATCTCCGCTTCGGATTTGTTCGCGACGTTCTCAAGCCCGATCTGCGCCTTCGTCACGCCATGCGGGTTGTCGTCGCGGCCCGTGTGAGCGTTCAGCTCGGCTTCGGTCGCATAGATGCCACCGGCGACGTAAGCCGCCACCCAGGCCGATCCCGTGAAGACCTGCATTGCTTCGACCGTGGTGTCGAAATAGAGCGCTCCGCCGAGAAGCGGGTCGCCATCATTGTCGGTCGATGGTGCGGCGGCAAATTCGCCGAGATAACGGTCGTCGAAGCGGTCATAGGCGTCGAGGACCGCATCGCGGGCTTGCAGAACGACCGTCTTCGCTGCCGCGACTGCGACCGTGTTCACCGACACTTCCGCCCGTTTCGCCTCGACGGAGATCAGCTGCGCCGCCTGCGCCAATGTGGAGAGCGCGCCGACCTCGACATGAACGTCATCATGCGGGCCGGCCTGGCCTTCGGCCGAAAGAATCTGAACCGTCAGAAGACGCGTCGCCGGGCTGTAATCCATGACGCGGGCAATCGCGTAATCCTCCGTGGTCTCGGTTCGGCCGAGCATCACCACGGGCGTCACGGCGAAGGTGAGCGGATCGAGCGCGTCGAGAGTGACCGTCAGCTCCGCGGTCGGCATGAAGCTCACGCTTTCCACCACGGCGGCTCTTGTGAACTGGCCGCTCTGGATCGCCTGAATGACGGTTTCGGCGTCCTGAAGAACGGTGCCGAACTGCGCCGCGAAGCGCTGCACCAGAGCGTCGATCTCCGCCCGCTCCTGGCTGTCGAGCTTGGCCACAATCGCCGTCGTGACCAGAAGCCGCTCGTGCAGCTCGCGCAGGCCTTTCCGAAAGGCGTCGATCAGTGGGGCGTCACCCCGCGCCAGATGCCGCGCGGGGTCGAGTGCTGGATCCGCCATGCGCTTTCTCTCCCTGCCGGATCAGGCCGGCATCGCCTCGTAATACGAATATTCCGGGAAGACCGGGACGTTTGCATTGTCGGTTTCGGTGGTCAGGTGAAGTTCGAACTGTCCGTCGGCCGGATCGACGGGGAAGACCCATTCGACGCGGTGGCGATCAATGTTCTTGAGATAGCTCACGATCGGCGCCCCGATCGGATCGATCCGGTTGTCGAGCGCCGCGCCGTCACGGATGTAGCAGCCGAGCGTATGCCGGGCTTCGTCAAAGTTTGAGAATTGCGCCCGGACCGTGAGTTTCGAATAGGCGATGCCGTTGCGCAGGATGCGCGGGACCGAGACGTGGTGCATCTCGGTTCCGGGCCGGAACAGTTCGACCTCGGATTGCGTCAGGTCGAGCACCGGCATGACCCATTCATTGCCGGTCAACAGTACCTCGAAATCGTAGGTCGCCTGCAGGCCGTTACCGAAGATGGCCTCGTCATAGGCCGTTGTGGGGATGGCGGCGAGCGTCTTCCAGCCGCCCGCCGAGAAGGCGCGATAGGCATAGCCGGTGTTTTCCGGACGCGTGACGCCGCAGATGATCGACGCGCCGCCGATGCCGCCGTCCAAATTGAGGTTGGCGAGTGGCACGTTGAGCGTGGTGGCGCGGAAGTGGCAATATTCGACCGCGATGGCGAGATCCCTGTCGATCGACCCGACAAGCAGCTGGCCGCTCGTGCTCTCGTAATAGTCGCCGCCGAGATAGGTGCCGTCTTCAATGGATGACAGCGCTGCGGTGACATTGCCCGAGACCGTGAAGATCACGCCATAGGTGCCACGCTTCGCAAAGACCGGCACCGGCAGGGCAAAGCGCGTCATGGTGGCCGGGTCGCCATTGACGTACTGCCTGAACGCTTCGGCCGCCACGGTGACCGAACCCAGCGCCCGGTCGGGCCGCGGACCGCGTTCATCGGTCTCGATGAATGTCGCCGTGATCTCCGCGCCAGGCTCCCAGGAGAGAAGGCCGAGCCGGATCGCCGGCACGTAGCGATCCTGACCCTGCTGAAAGGTCTGGCATTTGATGACGCCGGTGAGCGTTTGCGTCACCTCTTCGGGATAGACGTAAGGCTCCTGCCAGGTATCGAGAAACACCTGCTTGAGGCGGATGCCGCGGTGGTTGCGCGTGTAGTCGCCGGAAATATATTCGTACTGCTCGCCGGCGCGGGTGAAGATGCCGGTCAGCGGATTATAGCGGCCGGACTGCCACCAATTGCTGTTGGTGCACACCTTGAAAACCTGACCGTAGCGGACCCGGCTTCGCGTCCGGATGCCTTCCTTGATCTGGATCGAATTGGTGACGGTGCCGCCAAGCGGCGTCGAACCGGAACCATGAACCGAGAAGCCGATGACCGGATCGTAGGCCGGGAAGACGAGCCCCGCATTGGCGTGCATGAGCCGCTGATCGTTCGGGCTCTTCAGGGCCAGTGCCGCCCGGTTCTCATTGGCGTAGGGCGCGCGTGCGCCTTCCTCGACACGGGCGGCGAAGTCCACATGGCCGGTCGCGCTTTCGCCTTCATCCAGGAAGCGGTCATAACCCGCATCGGAATTGACGTCTTCAATGTCGGCAAGGTCCTTCAGATGCGCGACATCCTCCAGGAGCCCGGTAATCGCCGTGGGCGAAGCCGTCGCGGAAAGCTGTTTCTGAAGGCCGACCATTTCGTTGCGGAGCGCCTGAATTTCGGCAGCGAATGCGGCATCACGGGCCATCAGCGCCTGGACCGAAATGTAGACGTCGCGAAGGTTGGCGGCCCGGAACTGCGGCAAGGACCGCAGAGACCCCGCGACGATGCCGCCTGTCGCACCATCGAGGACGATCTCGACGAAGGGCACGGTATTGGTCGGCACCGCCGGGTCGGCAAGCGGCGACCCGGTCGCGCCAGACGGTCCGACAAGCGCGGTCAGTTCGGCAATATTCGTCACGCTCGGAACCGCATCGACCGTCTGGACCTGCTTGACCGATCCGCCATTGCCATCGTCGACGGCAACCGTCCGGTCGCGCGTCACGGTCGGATCGCTCCGGTCATCGACACCCTGCGCCGCGATCCAGACCTTGGCGCTCTTGCCGGCATTGAGGGGCACGGCGCTGGTCAGTTCGACGGGGCCGGCCTCGCCGCGAAGGTAGAACCGTCCGCCGATCATGGCGTGGCCGCGATCGACCTGGACACGGGTCAGCCCGTCGATCGTGGTGGCGAAGCCGGCATAGGAATTGACGCGTTCGAGGAAGTCCTGAAGGACGCTTTCCAGGCCCTGCTGGGGAAAAGCGCCGAAATTGGCGATGTCGACCGGCCGAACGTGATGGCCCGTTTCCATGGTGACACGTGAATACATGGCTTATCTCCTTGGCTTGATCCGCGCTGTGTCGATGCGGGTTTGTTCGGTGATGTCGTCGGCGTCATCGACGGTCAGTTCTTCGATCATGTTGAGATCGACATGGACCGTGTCGCGCAGCGCCTGGACGCCGCCGATCGCCTGATAAAGCGCTGTGACCCTGTCGGCGGGATCGTCCGTCAAAGGCCCGTCGAAGGGCATGGCGGGCTCATCGGCACGAAGCATCAGAACGCCAAGCTCCTTCGTGAAGGGTTTGCGGCCGAGACGCCCGTAGCCGATCGCAGAGCCGGTGATGCCCTCGATGGCGGGGGCCGATCCATCATTGATCCGGATCGAGAGGTAATAGCCGCCAGGCCCAGGCATGGGCGAAAGGGGTGCGTCGATCGTTCCGCCGTCCTCGATCGCGTCTTCCGGCTCCCGCAGCATGGGAACGATTTTCGGCGTCACCTCAGCCGGGTTCAGCGATGGCCGCCCGGCCTCGATCGCGCCGCCGGGCCGGCGATAATCGAAGGTGAAGATCGCTTCGAAACCCGGCGCCGGCGCGACCTCTGCGTCGAAAGGGGCGGTGCCGACCTGGCACGATGCCTGAAAAGGCTTTGGAATGGTGACGCGCTCAATCTCCGAGGTGGGGACGTTGTCGGGCCGAAGGCGCGTGCCGGAGCACATCAGCGGAATCGTCTCATTCCTGCCGATCAATTCCGCACGGCGCGCTTTCGCGATTTCGGAGGTGCCGGGGAGCGGCTCATCGCCCACAACCGGCAGTCCGCTGATGTCCGTGCGGCGTGGCGGTAGCGGATAGATACGGACCTCTGGCAGCGACAGAAGCCACTTCTGGCGGTCTTCTCCGGCGACTTCGGAGCCGATGGCAAAGCCGTCGCGCGGCAGATGATAGGTCAGCAGCTCCGCATCGATATAGGAGATGACCTTGCGGTCGGCCGCGATCGTCGTCTTCTGGCGATGCAGGGCGAGGCTTTCCGCCACGACGCGGCGCTTCTTGTCGAGCGGCCATCCATCGTCCCACACCTCGACCGACAGGGCCCAGGCAAGCAGAGGCAGTTCTGCGGCCGGGCAGTCCCAGGCGTTCCAGAGCGTGAGAAGCTTCAGTGCTTCGTCCGCACGCTCCGACAGCTGCGCTTCGGTGACGGCGGCCATGATCTCTTCGACCGGGCCGATCGTCCCTGACAGGAGGTCGGTCATCATGACTGCACCTCGACCGAAATCGAAACCGCGTCCGGCGCAAGATAGACTGCCTGTTCCGGACGGATCACGAGATCGGCAAGCGGAGAGCGAACACGCACGGTTGTGACGGGTGCGACATGGGCGGCGGCGCCCAGCGCCTGGACGTAGAGAGCACTGCCGATCCGATGGAGACCCGCAGCGTAGGTCGCGACCGAACGGCGCGCAGCTTCGATCAGGGCAGCCGGGTCCGGTCCACGTGGCGCGACCAGAACAAGATCGACGCTCGGCGTGATGATGTTCGCGGAGAGGACGCTGACAATATCGGTCGACTGTTCGGCCTCATCCGGCTGGAAAGCGCGGATGATTGCGGCGAGGGTCTCGCTATCGACCGCGCCGCTGCCGGTCCGGCCGAGCAGGCGCAGCTCGACATGGCCGTCGCCGCGATTAATCGGCCGGACATCCTTGATCCGGTCGCCGAAGGCGGTGCGGATTTTGTAGATGTAGCCACCTGGCGTCATACCCATTTCGGCAAGCGCTTCCGGCGCAAGCTGCGCTCGGCCGCGCAGCTCTTCGTCGCTTTCGCCGGGCAAGCGTGTGGTGCGGTGGTAGGTCGCCGCCAGATGATCCAGCGCGGGCCCGGCCGCGCTCGCCAGGCGAAGCTGCCCGGCTGCCGCGTTGATCTTCGAAGCGATCAGCATTTCGGCGGCGGCGAAGTGGCGGTTCAGAATGTGAACCGGCTCGGTCGGAATCGTCAGCGTATCGAGCGGAGGCAGTCCCGGATTGGCCGTCTGCACCTGTTCGTAAAGCGCCGCGAAGGCTGCAAGGCGCGTTGCAAGCGTCTCTGAAAAATCGGTCGCCACCAGCGGGGCGGCGTCCAGACGGGACAGATCGAGCGTGTCGGCCGAACTCATGGCGCCGCCCCGCTGATCGCCGTGGCGCGCGTGATCGTTTCGCGGGCGATAAAGGGTGCGGTCTGCCCGAACGGTTCGGCGATCGCGTAGTTTCCGAAGCGGCCTTCCGGGTAATAAGTGCCGTCATGGCGGATGCCGAGACCGCCGTCGCGGCTGAGTGACACGAATTGCAGATTGTCGATGCGGTATTCCGGCTCGACCTCATGCGCGCTCGTGATCAGTTCATCATAGAGAAGAAGCGCAATGCCGGGCTCGATATCTTCGGCCAGGACGCTGCGAAGATTGGAACCGAGATTGAGTGCCATGATGACACTGTCGCGGCGCGTCATCCAGATAAAGGCGAGCGACTGCGCCAGATGGGCCTTCCCCTGAAGGAGACGGCCCGTCCGGCGATCCATGCCGCTGCGATATCGGATGATCGTGCCCATGGCTTCAATCGGCCTTCGAAACAGCTTCGACGGAGCCTTGAAGCTCTTCCGAAAGGGCTTCCGCGGGTGTCAGCTGCACCGTGTCGCCTGCCTTGACGCGGCGACCTGCAACACGCGGCGGCGCCGTTTCAGTGACCCGGTAGGCTTTCTTTTCGTCCGGCTCCGTCTCCGTTTCAGGCGAAACTTCGGTCGGGTCCGGCTGCACGGAGACGTCGCTCGTTTCGAGCACGGGAACCTCTGCGGTCGGCGTGCCTTCGGCCTGATCGGTCTCGTCCTTTGTCGTCGTTGGGCGTCTTGCCATGATTGTCTCCTGTTCAGATCAACACGTTGTCATTGCCGCTCAAGGCCGCATCGCCGGCGCTGTCGACACCGCCCTGGAAGTGAGCGGGGCGGCTGCCGCCCTTGGCTCGGAAGACCGTCGACATGGCGAGTTCTTCCCTTGTCAGGCGGAAGCCCTTGCCGCCGACATTGAGTTCGATCGCATCGGCCGTAAGCCGGATCAGCGTGTCGTCGCCGAAGGCGATCACCGCCTCGTCGCCATTGTCGGACGGCGGCGCCGTGTCCTGGTCATAGGTGCCCCAATCGGCGAGGCTGCCGGTGCCGACAGCGCCAGACGGAGAGCGAAGCCGCATCTGCTCGCCATCCTTCGGCGGCGTATGAAGCCGCGCCTTGCCCGCGCCCTGCTGCGGCCAGGCGACGGGCGGGCTCTTGATCACGCGGCCATCGGCCGAGCGGCCAAGATCAAGGCGGAGCGTCCGCGTTTCGTAGTCCTGGCTGCTAGCAAGCACCTTGCCTGGAATGTCGGCCTGCGCGATGCGGCGGTTGAGCCGCTCGATCTGGCGGGCCTGGCGGCGAAAGGCTGAACCGATGGGCGATGTGCCATCCATCATTGCCCAGCCTCCTCGTCCTTGAGGAAGGCGGCGAGCTCGACAGGCAGTTCCCTGTCTTCGCCAAGTGCGACGACGCCGTTACCGTCTTCGTCGATCCGGCCCGAAAGGCCCGGCCGATCGAAGAAGGATGTGCCGAGACCATGGAGGCGTTGGCTCCATGTGACCGCGTAATAGGCGGTGCCGGCGTCCCAGCTCCGGGACGTGAACATGGGCGTTAGCGCCGGGGCGGGATCGGCCATCGGCCGGTCGATGCCGGCTTGCTCCCATGCAGAGACGTCAGGGTCGGCCAGGAGCTCAAGAATACGGGAGCCAATCCCGTGCGCGAGCGCATCGCGGGGAATACGGCGCTGGGCGGCCATATCCGCGTAATCCTCGGTGACGATGTAAGCGGCAAATTCCATCACGCCGTCGAAGCGTCCGTCCAGGAGCCGCTCGGACCGGAAGCGCGACCAGCCAAGAGCGACGCCAGGCGCGGCGACGACAGCCTTTGCGACCACGTCGTTGATATCGAGCTTGCCGGGGTGGCTGGTAATCTCGACGCCGGGAAGACGTGGCTTCAGTTCGGCGATGATCGCGGCGCGCAGGGTCTCGATCGGCGATGCGGCAGCAAGTTCTGAAAGGCTCATCGTGCAACCCCGCCGCTACGGGAAAGGAAGTCGCTGACGAGGTCGGAGATTTCCGCCCGGTTGTCGTCAGAGAGGCCGACGAAGGGCCGTGCCGGGATCGTGACGCGCCTGGCGAATGTCTTGCCGTTCGGTCCCTGGAAGACGAGCACTTTTGCGGTCTTCGGTTCGATCACGGCGCCTTCCTGGTGGACGTGGGCGTATTCCCATGTCGCACCCCATTCGGCGTAATCGGCGCCGGAGACAGAGGCGACACTGTCGAGAAGATTGCGGCCGGTTTGTTTGAGGGTTGGTGTGCCGGCCCGGTTTGGCGGCCAGGGAGTACCGTCCGGTGCGCTCTTTTCACTGTCGATGCGGCGTCGCGTCTGGCTTTCGCCAAGCGCGGCGACTTCAGCTGCCAGAGCGCCGGTGTCGAGCTCGATCACATCGCCGATCCGCGCGAGAGCGGAATCGAAGTCCGAAAGACTGAGCGTGAGCGCGATCCCGCTTGTCATCTCAAAGCCCGTTCATGGTGCGGCGCGTAAAGCGGCGCTCGGGCGCATCGATGCGGATATCGGCGGGTGAGGCGTCGGCGTCCCGCGTCTCGCCATCATCGCCAGCAAAACTCAGCGCGGCCTTGCCGGTGACGATGGCTTCCAGTCGCTTGATTGCGGCCTTGTAGCGCTCCTCGATCCGTTCGGATGAGCGGGCGAAGGAGAGTGCGACGCGGTAAAGCGTGATGTCGATCGCGTCGATCCGAAGGGTCGAACGGCTTTCCTCGTCAAGCCGGTTGAGGTCGGCGACGGAATAGCGCGCCTTCAACATGCCCCGGATCTGCGCCGTGGCGTCCGCGATCGCCGCATCGATACGGTCATCGTCGCGAAAGCCGGTCGTCTCGTCGGCGGCAAGCGTCAGGAGCTCGGCCGGGTGGCGCTCTTCCAGATCGGCAAGGGTGACAAGCGCGGTCATCGCAAAGCCTTCATGGTTTTTCCCTCCTGATCCTCCCTTTGGTGTGCGGCCCCGATGGGACCTATCGGGACCGCACGGTTTACCGTCGCCGGGAGGGGTCGCGACGGATCAGAAAAGAACGTCCACCGTCTCCGGGACGACGATGGCTTTGCGGCGGGTCTTTCGGTGTTGTCCCATTTCCGCTCGGGGCCTTCGCGGGACGAAGAACCAACCCGCGCCCGGACGCGCTGGTATTCAGGCGATCTCGAGGCCGTCGGCCCAGTCGGTTTCGACGATCGAACGGCCGTCGCGTTTGACGACAAATTCGCGATAGGTGAGCGGTACCGGCGCACCGGGTTCATAGAGCTTCTTGCTGCGCATGATGCGCACGGACGCGGTGAACCGACGTTCTTGCCCGTCCTCGTTTGCCGAGCCGAGTTCGACCTCTTCACCATCGGGCAGGACGCGGGACGTTGCCGGCAGGGAGCCGGCATAATCGCGGCGGGCACGCCGTTCCCGAAGCGCCGCGGTGACGGCCGGATCGACGGGCCTCACGGTCTCGGCGCGCAGTTCGGCGGAACGGACCTCACCGTCCGGCGTGACCGACGCGTCGACCGTCTCGGTGACGGGCGCGGTAGCAGTGATCGTGGTTTCCTTTCGCGGGGGTTCGGCGGCGGGCGGTGTCACTCCTGTCGGCGACGGGCTTGTGGCAGTTGTTTCGGCCGCCGCTTGCAGTTTGGCCGCTTCTCCGATCCACGCGCGCGACTGTTCATCGCCCGAACTGATATCCTTGAGCGTCGAAAGGTCGGTGACGGCTGCGAGCGCGGCGAATGTGCCGAGCCCTGCTGTTCCGAGCTTCTTGGCGGTGGCGGCGCCGATGCCTTTGATCCTGGTCAGATCGTCCATGTTTCAATCCTCATGGTAGCGGGGAGGACCGGCGACTTTTGCCGCCGGCTGTAGATCAGATGCGCGGCGCGACGGCGTCCTGCAGGAGGAAGCTGACGCCGGGGGCGCAGATCAGTTCCTTGACCCGCTCGCCGGAGCGGACGGTTTCGCCGCCTTCCAGACCGACATTGGGGTCGGGCAGGCTGCCGGAAATCTTGCTGCCATAGGTCGCGGTGAAGCCGTGCGTGATCGTGCCGGCATTGGCGTCGGCCGTGGCATTGATGAACTGGAAGACCATGCTGCGGCCCCAGACACGTTGGATATCGGCGTCTTGGCCGAGGCGAGCGGCGTCCATATAGGCCGAACCGACTTTGATGCCTCGTGGTAGTTCCAGCAAATCAGCGAGCTGCTGGCGCGTGATCATGCCTTCGGTGGTCAGGCCGCCCTTCACGGCGTTGATCAGCTTCGGATGGCCCGACAGCGTGGTCCAGGCCTCATGGCCCATCGTCAGCTGGTTCGGCCGGAAGACAAGCGTCGAATCCAGAATGTGCCGGAAAAGACCGATCGGATCGGAATTGTCGTAATCAGAAAGCTGGTCGGTACCCGACAGCGCCATCTTCTGGCTGGTCGGGTAGGACGCCGGATCCTGAACGAGTTTTGCGACGCGGATCTCGCGATTGATCTGGTTGTAGTCCTCGATCCCCATCACGGCACGCTGGCGGGGATCGAAATTGCCGAGACCCTGCGCCCGCATCCGCGCGGCTTCGTTGATATCCGAAAGCGGTATCGGCGCTTCCAGACCGAAATCCTCGACCGCACTTTCGCGGCGTTCACCCGAGAATTCGACGCGGTTGATGCGTCCCGTCCGGCCGACACGGTTGTCAGGTGCCCGAAAGCCCTCTTTCAGCGGATATTCGGTCCAGGAAAAACGCTCACCCATGACGGGAACGCGGGGCAGCACGTCATCGGCGATGAACATGTAGGACGGGTTGCGGTAGCCGATTGCAAAGGCCGTCAGGGCCGGATCGACGGGAAAGGGGCGGTTCGGTGCCATGATCGTTCCTGTGTTTCGAAAAGCGTGGTGAGCGGCCCCTTAGGCCGCTGGCGTGACGATGATGGACGGGCTGACGTGGATCCGGACGATGTCGCCGGCGACCGCTTCGGGTGAGCGCATCCAGCCAATGATATGAACGGTGGAGCCTGCGGCCCCGGCTACGGCCTTGACCGCCCTGCCGTCGGCATCGGCGGTAATCGGATCGTTAAAGTCGAGATCGCCACCGGCTTCGACTTCGGTTTCACCGGCGACGGTGACGTCGCCCATCTGGCCGGGTTCGGCGCCGACCCTTTCGATCACCCCGACGAGACTGTCGCTGGGCGCGCTGGCATCACGGAGCGCACCGAGCGTGGCAGCGGCGGCCGCGATGCGGTAGCCGGTCAGCGCGGTCAGGGCCGGAAACGATCGAATGTCGCGATTAAGGGCGTAGCTCATTTCTTGCCTTCCTGAAGTTCGGTCTGCGCCTGGGCAAAGCAGGACTGATAATCATTGCCCGTATCGTCCTGAATCTTGCGGGCGCGTGCGCCGAGAGCCGCTGGATCGATCTGGACCTGGCCAGCCGGTACCGGAACATCATCGAGAAGCGATCCGGTGAAGCGCTTCGGAGTCGCGGCGAGGAGCGCCTTGACCTGTTCGAAACCGTCATCACTCGCGCAGAGCTTGGCGTAGTGCTCCTTCTCGCCCGGCGTGATGCGGGTGTCTTTGAGCGCGCCTTCGAGAAGCGCCTCGACCTTCTCGTCGCGGCGCTCACCCTCGATCTTGTCGAGCCGGCCCTGGGCGGCGGAAAGATTGGCCATGGCCTGTTCGTGAACGGCCTTTGGAACCGTTTCGCCCTCGCTTTTCTGCAGCGTGGCGATCGCCGAAAGGGTGGCCGGCTCGTCGGCGCTGTCATCGAGCCCGAGTGCGTTTCGGATCGCTGTCGGCACCGTCGCGGTCCCGTCCTTCAGTTTGGAGATGGCTGCGAGCATGGCGGGCTCGTCCGCAGTCTCGGCAAGGCCGAGCGCGGCCGCGATCTTCTTTGTCATGGAAGCCTCTTCACTGGTTGAGAGAGTGGCGCCGGCCAATGCCGGCATGTTGGCAAGGGCGGGCGCGGTCACGAGCGACACCGAATGCAGCCAGGTGGCGTTGCCGGCGCTGTCATGCGGAAAGCTTGGAGAGACGTAGCGATGCGTCCTGGCGGTCAGCGCCGCCCGTCCGGCGTCGAGCCAGTCGACGCGGCCCCAGAGACCATCCGGTCGCGCCTCGACCTCTTCGATCCAGCCGATGGCGTCGCTCTTCTGGCCCTTTGAGGCGAGGTGAACCGTGCCATGCTCGAAATCGACCGGCACGCGCACCTCGTCTTTGGCAAACCGTGCGGCCAGCATTTCGGGGTCGAAGGCGTAGGACCGCCCGTCGCGGGTGGTGACGCGGCCCCGCGGCATGATCTTGATCCAGCCCTTGCTGCCCTCGGACGTGGCGGCCAGCGCGACGACGACGCTGCCGGCGTCGACCGCTGCGGGGTCGCCGACAGCCAGTGTGGAGAGAAGGGCCAGATCGGGGCTTGCGGAAAGCGTGTTCATGGCCGCATCATTGGCCTTGGCTTCAGGAGCCAATGAGACTGACAGTTGTCAGTATCTCCCAGCAGGTGCGTTGCGCACCCGAACACTCAATCTTAAAATCGACGTTGAAGGGCCATCAAAGGCCGTGGAGCGCGTTCAGCTTGTTCCGCCGCGCATCGATCCGTCAACCGGCCTCGTCGCGCTCAGCGGCGCGTCAGTTCTCTTTCAATGGGAATGGGACGGGGCTACGCTTTAACGAAATTGAAGTGGGGTATTTGATGAGCGATTACGACATCTATCAGATTTTCTTTCCGACCGCATTTCACAAGACAGTAAAGGCTATCAACGAAGGTACGCGTTTCGTTCATTACACAAGCGCGGGAGCAATGGTGGGCATGCTTCGCGCAACCAAGGGTATATGGCTGAGAAACGCGGCTTTAATGAACGATTTTTCAGAAATTGAGCACGGGAGAACCTGCCTGACCTATGCTTGGGACCACAGCGAGATCGGAAAACGCTTCAAAGGCATCGTCGAAGAGATAGCGCCAGGGACCATCGCTCAACTCGAAAACACCTTAAACCATTGGCTTCCATCGTTTTCGAGCAAGACCTATCTTGCCTCGCTCTCCGAGCATGACGTTTCAGAGGACACTCTAGGTCGATTGTCGATGTGGCGTGCATATGGCGGGGAGACGGGCATAGCAATTGTACTGAACGGCGGCGTTTTTCTTCGTCCTTCGGATGCGATTCATGCCTACACATCTCCGGTGGCTTACCTGCACGAAGAGGAATTCGCGGAGAGGCTTGGTGAGATTGCCGACAATATGCACCAAAATGCCCCTATGCTCCGCGAGCTCGGTGCGGATGGCATCTACGCTTATCTTTTCGACACTTTCCGTTTTGCCTTGCTATGCACAAAGCATCCAGGCTTCAAAGAAGAACGCGAATGGCGGATCGTCTACAGCCCTGAATTAGCTTCGTCGGATCGAATCAAGAAGTCGGTCGAGTTGGTCCGCGGAGTTCCCCAGTTCGTTCATACAATCCCTTTTAAAGACTATCCCAACGAGGGTTTCTACGGCGCGGAACTTCCTCAATTGGTCGATAGAGTCATTGTCGGCCCGACTGAATTCCCATTACAAGTCAGAGAGGCAATCGTTTCTTTGTTGGAAGAGGCTGGCATTGAAGATGCCGCCCAGAAGGTTTTCTGCTCCACCATTCCGCTACGAGTTTGAGCGATTCAAGGATCAATTTTGATGGATAAAGATAGGCTACCTGCCGATGAAACCAGCATTGGCGCCCAACTATCCAAAAGTGGAATTTCCTTCGGGGCTAAATCACGAACGATTGCCGCCCTTGATTTCATCGGCGCCAGTAAGCTTATGGGCCGATTTCGAAAGACGTACACAGAGACTGATCAAGCAGCTCGCGAAAAATACGCGCTCGACCAATTAACAATGGCAGCCGTTAGGACGCTCGAAACAAAACTAGAAAACGATGAGGAAGCCGCTGCTGAGTTTCTCAACAGCGCTTTGGGTACCCAAATCCGTAGGAAAGAAAATGTTCTGGGCGCCACTGCGGCAGCGATCGAGGACCTCTCAAATCGCACGACCGATGAAGGTGAAGCTGATGAGGCCGCCGAAATCAGCGATGCTTTTATGGACCGGTGGGAGCGCTATGCAGAAGGCGCGACCACAGACGAATTGAAGGAACGCTGGGGTGCAATCCTATCGAAGGAAATTCGAAAACCTGGCTCCATCTCGCCTGCGACGATGCGCGTAGTCGATGAGCTCGATAAATCCTTGGCCGATCTTTTTCAGTCTCTATTCTCGGCCATCGCGATGAACCGTATCATCCAAGACTTAATGGAGGTAACCGTGTCGCTTGATAAGTGGCAGCAGTTGACCGCGGCTGGCCTAGTCATACACGCGGCGGGAGGAACAAGCATGATCCTGAGTCCCCTCCCGGTAGGCGGGGATCGCCGAGTTTTCTTACGTTCCATGCGCCCAATCAAGGGAACACTTCCGGTCGTAGAAATTCCAAAAGCAGTAAATAGGCCTCCCCTGACAGGAGGGAGGCTTCAATTCAAAGCTATCGCGTTAACAACGGCAGGCGTTGAAATTCACGAAGCGCTTGGTGATCGACAAGGCTACGAACGCTTCTCCGCCCTATTGAGAACTTACTTTCCCGAAGCGAAATTCAGCCATTAGTTGACCGATAGGCAAGGCAGTACTATTTTGAATACGCGGCGGTGCGTAAATTATGGACCGCAGGCTTCAGCCGATGGGGTTGTTTCCTTCCCCCCGCCGTCCTTTCATCGCCTTTTCGATCTCTGCTTCGGTAAAGCCCGCCGCTCGCAATTCGGCTGCGCCGCCGCCCGCCGCCAGAACATCGCGGATAACGCGACGACCATTGCGCTCATGAAAGCTGCGTACCCTTAGATGGCCAGTCGCAGAGCGGACGATGATCGCCTCCCACCACGTCTTGTTCTCTCGCCACCAGACCAGCCGTACCCGGTCGGCTTCGGCCATCCTTTCCTCACGCGGATCGGCCATCACATAGCCGCGATCGAGGACGGTCGGCAGCTTCGAGAACGCTCCGATCGGGATGCGGTCGAGCCGTGCGGCAACATCGGCAGCTTCGATCGATATGATCGGGCTCTTCGCATCGAGGACGGCCGCGAGATTGGCTGAGACGCCGGCCGGAAGCCACGTCTTGCCTGGCAGCTTCGGTGCAAGCTTCAGAAACGGATCGGCCCAGAGTTCTGTCGCGATCCGCACGGCATCCGGCCGACCACCCTCCATCTCCGCTACCGCTTCCCATTCGCCGTGCAGCTTGTTCAGTAGGGTCCGGCTGCGCGAGAGGCCGGGATTGGTGTGCCAGCCTGGGTCGATGCCAACCGGTACCTCGGTCACTTCGCCCGTCCGGCGGTTGAGATAAGAGCGCGTGCCGAAATCAATCGGCTGGTCGGTGTAGATGGGCCGACCGTCCCCATCGCGTTCGGCGAGAAGCGATTCCGCCTCTCGCCGCGTGATCTGCCGGACGGAGCATTTGCAGCCCCACCCATTCGGGGGGAAATGCGTCTGCCAGAAGGGATGGTCGACGGGAAGGATGATTCCGGCAAACGCCAGATGCTCCGGCCTGGGTTCAGCGCTGGCCGTCCGGACATACAGGAGAAAAGGAAGTCCCGCCTTTGTCCGCTGCGCCCGCTCCCATTGTCCGGCCGCGCGGGCGCTGCGCATATTCGACCAGAAGATCGTCTCGAGCCGCCGCCGCGAAGAGAAATCGACCACGCGATCCGGCAGCTCGCCAGTGGGATCCGCGACCTTGCGCGGTCGCCACCAGCCGAGCTTGCGCAACTCGCCCTCGATGTCGTGTTTCCAATTGTCGAAGCTGCGGCTCTCGGCGATCGCCCTGCCGATCGAAGACTTGAACGTGCCGAGCAACTCGGCATCGACGGCTTTGGCGACGGTAAAGGCGTAGGCGTGTTCCTCGGCCCAGACATCCTGCCAGGAGAAGCCCGGCCGATTGATCTTGCCGTCGAAATAGGATGTCACCGCTTCGGGCGTTTGAAGGCCGCGCGAGATCTCCGCCATCGATCAGTCTTCCGCGTCGCCAATGCCGCGGGCGATCGCCGTCGATCGCGCGAGCGCGGCGACCAGGCGGCGCGTATCGGGATGCTCGCTTTCAAGCCGCTTCAAAACGCCTTCGAAGCTGGTTTCCTCGTCCAGGATGCGGCGAAGAGGCGCAAGGATCGGATCGGCGATCGTCTCCCATTCATCGAGCGCCGCGTCTGCGAGCTGCTCGACCTCGTCGACGGCTGGACTGTCCATCGTTGCCGCGAGCGCCGCGAGACCGCAGGCCGCACATGTGCAATCCTGCCTGTGAGACGAGAGCTTGGCGGGCGGCTCATCTGCTTTCGAATCGACAGGAGGCAGAAAAGCCGGTGCTGGCTGTGGTGCCTTTAGCAGGTCTTCACCATCCTCCGGCTCTCCCAGGCCGATCCGTTCGCGCATTTCGCGTTGGCTGACCCGCATACCGAGCGGCACGAGCATCTGCACCGCGCCTGTCAGTGCCGCAATGTCCTCCGGCTCGGCGACCGGATAGGCGATGCGCGGATAGCTCTCCTGTTCCCCGAAGTTCAGCCGGACGAAATTCTCGATGAGGTCGCGGTTCTGCGTTCGCGCCAGCTGTTTGCCGTCCGCGCGCAGAATGTCGAGGCGGACCTCGTTATGAACCTTGGCTTGGGCTTGAGACGAACCGTCATCGCTCGTCATGGTCTGGCCGAGAACGAGCTTGGAAACCTGCTTGTCGACATAATCGATCAGGCCACCAAACACGGCCGCGCCGTGCTGGCCCTCGACCTTGTGGAACTCCACCTCCATTCCGGCCGGAATGATGGCGGCCGCGTCATTGGCGATCGATCGGACAGCGGTGAGAAGCGTCCGCTTGTCCTGTTCACTCGCATTGCCGGTATATTTGCCGACACGAAGCGGGACGCCATAGATCTCGGCAAAGCTCGCCCAGTCGGTCAACGAAAAGGACTGGATCAGGAAGGCCCATGCCGCTGGCCGCGCCAGGCCGAGGCGAACCGGCAGACCCATGCGGGTGCGCGGCTGGTGAATGATAAATTTCGCGGGCGGCAATCGCAGACCATCGCGCGGATCGGCCTGGTCGACGAGGCGCAGCTCGGTCCGCGTCGCTTCGTCGCGCTGGAAGAAGCGTGGATCGCGCCATTTAAACTCGACCGGTTTCAGGGCGCGGTCCTGATACTCCCACATCATTTCGCTGACCGAATAGCCCTTACCGATCGCATCGGTCAGCGTACCGGTCATCTCTTCGAAATCGCTATCCTCCACGAGTGCGGTGACGGCGTCGACAATCTTTGCAGGCACCTTGTCATCATGCTCGACGGTTGGCGCCAGGCCCTCGATGGCGAGCCGGCGCGTTTGCAGCTGGCTGGCATAGTGGGCGTAACGCTCCTCCATTTCCTCGGCGAGCGTCAGATATTGCCTGGTGTGACCACTTGCCGATTCCTGCAGGATCGCCGCAAGCCGCTGCGGGCTGAGGCCGGACGCGACCGCTTCGCCGATGACCCGGCGCATGCCGGCGACCTCTGGAAAGGCGATCTCGGTCGACAGAACCGAGGTATCGATCTCGCGTCCCGCGCTGTCGGTCGCATCACTCATGGCAGCACCCTCCCGACATATGTATCGCCCCCTGATAGAAAGCTTGAAGGATCGTCGGCGGTCGCAGGGGTGTAGCCATATTCAATGATATCGGCGGCTGCGGCCTGATTGGCGAGACAAAGGGCGACGGCGAAGTCTCCGTGCCGCTGTCCACCATCCGCGCCTTTGGTGCGGGCGTCATTCGGAACCATCGGAATCCCGCGCACCATCTGAATTTGCCGAAGATCGCCTTTGAGATCGACATCGAGCGGAAAGAACAGCGCTCGGTCCTCGATCGCCGCCTTCATCGGCGGCATGTGCTCCAGATACCAGCCTTGCGTCAGCATCACCGCCTCGATCGCCAGCGCGCCGTAACGCTGGACGGCGTATTCCGCGAGGAACTGGCCGTTGCCGCGCGCGTCGTGCCGCCCGGCGCCGAGGCGCGGCAACTGGTCGCAAATATGAAACAGGATCTGCTCCTGCTGGCGGAACGGAACGTTGCGCAGTTCCACCACAAAAGGCGCGCGCCGCGTCAGGTCGCGCTTTTCGGCAAGCGGAACCAGGACAGACAAGTCCCCCGATCGTCCGAAGTCGAAGCCGTAATTGTGCCGTTCGCGCCGGTCGAGCTTCGCAAGCAGCGGATCGACCTCCTGGATAAGCCAATCCTCGACAATGGCGCGCCGCTCTTCGTCGGAACGCAGTTCGAAGCCTTCCGGACATTTCAGCCGGACGACCGGCGTGTCGGGATCCATGACGGCCGTGATCTGCGCACTGGAGAGATAGACGCCAGAACCTTGCGCGGGAATACAGTCGAGCTCCTCGGCCGCGCCATCGGCGTAGAAGGCGCGGATCTCCGATCGGAACTCGGCTTCCGCTTCCGGCGACCACTCCTTGCCACGAATGAGACAGATACGTTTATAAAGGCCCTGTTGAAGCGCGTCGTCGAAAGTGCAACGAACGACATTGCCCGGTCGCCGCCCTTCGCGGATTTCCTGAATCAACTGATTGAACGGGTTGTCGACGCCGTTATGCGTCGAAATGACAAGCACCTTGCCACCCCAGATCAGGAGCGCCATGGCCGCTTTCAGGAGTTCGGCCGCGTCGTCGTGAAAGGCGAACTCGTCAAGGATCACGTAGCCCTGGCGCCCGCGCAGGGAGCGCGGCTTACTCGATAGCGCCGTGATCTCGAAGCCCGATGCAAAGGTGATGCGAAAGGCTGCGATCGATCGATCCTCACCCTTCTCGCCTTCCTCGGTAAAGAGGAACTCCTGGACGCTCGAACAGATCTGGTTGAATGATCGCGCCCACATCGCGCAGGTATCGATGAACTCGCGCGCCATATCGAGATTGTAGCCGAGATAGAGTGTGTCCATGCCACCGGCCGATCGCTTGGCGCCGGATGTCAAAACAGCATCGGCACCAATCCCCCAGGTCGCGCCGATGCGTCGTGATTTGTCGGTGACGGTTAGCGCGTATTTCGCGGTCGAGCTCAGCAATTCCTGCTGATAGTCGAGAAGGACGTCCGGCAATCCATCGATGACCTCTGGCATCACTGCGACGGAGTCGCGGCGGAGCTGAGCCCATTCGTCTTCTGTCATCGGCTTCATTGCGCCACCCCAAGGATCCGCGCCTTGATCGCCTCAACCGTATCGGCCGAAAATCCTTTCTCCCCCGCAACGTCTGCAGCGGCCTCGGCCGCAGCAGCGACCCGTTTTTCGATCTCCTGCTGCTGAACCCGCCGAGCGTCCGCGCTGATCTTCTGAGCGCTAAGGGCGTGCTGAAGGCCCTTCGAAAGCTCCATAAAGGCTTTGCTATCGAGCTCGCCGGTTTCAAGAATCGAAAACGCGGCGCTCTTGATCAGTTCGACCAGCATGATGGTGATATCGTCGGCCTTCTCCGGTCCGAGACGTTCGGTGACGGCCGAGGCGATATCGCGGGTCTCCTGCAGGCGTCTTGTCGTCGAAGCCAGGCGTGTCGAGTAGCGGTTGAAGGCCGATGGCGAGATCGGATCGCAGCCGATCTCCTCCAGCTTTCCGTTCATCTCTACGAGAATGTCGAGCTGCGTTCGTTCGCGCGCCTGGAGCTCAGCCACCGCCCATTGCACGATGCCGTCGGCATCTGGCGGCAAAAGATCGATCGAGGAGAGCCGGCCGCGGCCTTCACGGGACATGGTCAGGCTCTCGGGCGCGACGGCTTGGCGATACCCGGAAGAACGCGCCGTTGCTCCACATGATCCTCACCGGCTTCGAGAATCTGAACAATCTGGGCCGTGCCGATATCTGTGGTCCGAACCACGCCGGCCTCGGTTTCCAGCCAGGCCAGCTGCTGGCGCAGATAGTCACGCCCCTTGTTGATTCCGAATGTCTGAAGGGTCTTCAGGAGGAGACTGTCATTCAATCGCCCATCCCCCTGCTCATTCAGGGCACGAAGGATGATGAGGCGGGCATTGCCGTCATAGTGATCCCGAAATCCGGCGAAGTGCGATTCCACACCGCTTCCTTTCTTCACTTGTTTTTCGCGTTCTGCGAAAGCTGGAGCAGGTAATCCTCGATCCGCGTGACCGACGCGCCGGTCGCTTGGGAAGCAGCGGCCATCATGTCGAGCCGGCCTTCCATACGCGCAAGCGCTATGTCGAGATCGTGAACCTCCGAGCGGCGGACACGATCATCGAGGCCGCGCTCGACATGCGCCACTCTGCCTTCGATCGACCCCAGGCGCTCTCCGATGTTCTCTATGCCCGTTGCCAGCTGATCGAGGCGTTCATTGTCGATCACCGATTTGCCTGACCCGATCATCGCGAATGCGCCCGACCATTTCAGGCCGAAGAAAAGGATAAGGAGGACGACAGCGATGCCTGCCGCTACAGGGCCAGCCTGTTCGACAAGGTTCATGAGAAAGGCGTTGGTGTCAGGCATCGCGGCTGCGTTCATCTGGCAGGCTGAGCGATGGGCGTCGGCTGTTTGACAGATCCCGCTTTCTCTTCACCGAGCCATTCACCCATGCGAGCCCGGACCATCTTGATCAACTTGTCGTCGCCATCCTTCCTGATGCCGAAATGGGCGAGCGTTTCAGGAATGTGATCAATCGCATAGCCCGCAGCCAGTGAGATCGCGTCATTCTTCACATCGATTCTCATGCCCTTGTCGGCCCGTTCCTTGAGCTCATTCGCCGCGTAGTCGACACCGGCCCGAAGAGCCTGATCGACGATCGGGTTGAGAAGCGCGACGATCTGCCAGCCGGTCTTTTGCCGGAAGATCTTGAATGCCCAACCGGCGAGCGCCGTCAGGATGGCGAGCAGCACCCGGCGATCGTCTGGATAAAGGGGGAAATTGCCGGCCCGACATCGATGGCCGTGCTGTCCTGGGCGAAGGCCGTCCCCGGCATGATGGTCGAGAGGAGAGCCACGAGTGCAAGGAGCAGAAACCCGATGCCCAGCCGGCCTACCGGTAGCGAGGGGACGGCCGGAGCTCCATTCGCATGCGCCGCCTCGGTTTTTTCATTCACCAGAGCCGAACAGATGAGACCGGCCGCAGCGACGATCAACGCGGCTCCGAGCAGTGTGATAGGGTCGAACATGACAAAGATCCTTTGATGGAGGTTTGAAGGGATCACGCTGCGCGGAGGTCGGCGAGCGCCGCGCGCATTTTTGCGACGGCGGCCGCAACATCCGGCTCGTCGTTATTCTCAGGCTTGGCCTGGTAGGGCGCCTGTCCGGCAAGAGTTCGCGCCATCTCGTCTTCGGTCTGCGGGCCGACCTTGCCGTCGGCAACGATGCCCCGTGTTTTCTGGAATTCGATGGTGATGGTTTCGATCGTGTGGTCGAATACGTCGCCGGTCGGCGGCCAGGCATGGCCGATCATCCGGCGCCAGGCGGCAAGCGCCTCGATCCACCGCGCGACGGCCGGACCGCGATCGCCGCGATTCAGGATCGGGTCGGTTGATGGCGCGAAGCCCTGCGAACGGCCGTCGACAAGCCAGTCATACTCGGCAGACGCGTCGAAGCTCGGGCAGGCCTTCGCGGCATACTCATTATGCCCGCTGATCTTCTTGATATCGAACCGATCGCGAAGCGCGATGATGTCCTTTTCAAGGGAGGCTTTCTGCGCGTTGGTCCGCGTATCTTTGGGCGTCACGCCATCCTTCGTAACGCCGCCAACATAGACGAGGCCGACCGTTCCCGTGTTGTGGCCAGCGACGTGAGCGCCGATCTTTTCGATCGGTCTGCCGTCCTCGACGGTACCATCAAGATGAACCACGCGATGGTAACCGATGCCCGACCAGCCCCGCGCGCGGTGCCAGGCGTCGATCTCGGCCACGGTTACGGGACGGCCTTCCGGCGTCGCCGTGCAATGAAGAATGATCTCTTTGATGGGACGCATAAGAAGGCTCCAGCTTGGAAGCCGACTCTGTTTCCTGCGTGTCGATCCGATTAGCCTGACAAATGTCAGCGGGAGGAGTCTCCGCCCTGCGCGGGAAAGCTGGCGAAGAGATCATCCTGACCGTCATCGGTCTTCAGTTTCGCCTTGGCGCGCCAAGCGGTGCGCTCATGGACGCCTGCGATCTGCGCAGCATCGCGGGCGCTTGCACCTTTGGCAAGAGCCTGCCTAAGCCGTCTTCTGGCTTCGCGGGCCGATCCGGTCGGCCCCATCGGAATCGTATAAAGTGTGCCGCTCGCGCGGCCATGCGCATCGGTCAAAGCGAAATGAGCGCAGATCCTGTCGGCAGCGTCACGGCCGACCGTGTCGACCAACCAGTGACCATCAGGCGCGGATCCCGGAATGTATTGTCGAGTGCCACCTACCGCCTGAGCGACGGCCAAGGCTGCGGCCAACCCCGCCACGTCTTCAATTTCTCCGAGGATGCCGGGGAGTGCCGTCATTCGCCCATCCCCGCTCCAAAGCGCTCGATGTCACGGGCGAACAGCAGCGCCTTCCGACTAGGCGGGATCCAGACCAACTCGGTCCCGCTGCTGGCCCGGCCGATCCGCCAGATCAGCCAGCAGTAAGCCGTGAACGTTTCGCCATCAGGCTCCCAACGGCCCTTATGGAGCGGGACGCGCTCGACATATTGCGCGACGATCTCGGGTGGATTGGTGCGATAGATCTTCCGCCAGCGGGTAGGCCCTTCGATCTGCGTTGTCCGGACGAACATGGCAACGCCTGTCCGTGCCCTCTGAAGAGCGATCTGCATGAATGGCAGGGCCAGATTCCCGAAGGGCGGGTTTGTGATGATCCAGTCCGGGCGCTCGATATCGGTCCATGAATCGGCGTCCAGGAAATCGCGGACGTCACCGTAACCGAAATCTTCGATATCGCTGGCGCGGACCGTGTCGAAATACTCTTCCAGCACATACGCCATGTGCCCTTCGCCGCAGGCCGGTTCCTCAACCGTCAGACCGCGCCAGCCCTTGGTGCCGAGGACATGAACGAAGAGAGCGCGCGTCGCCCAGGGCGGCGTCGGGAAGTAATTCGATTCCGCTGGTTCAACGCGTCGATGGGCAATGGCACGGTTTTTTGGGGCTTCACCCATCGCGCGGCCTCCGGACAGGCCATCTCGGTCGCAGGACGGTCGGCATAAGCGTCGTGCCGTTGCTCTGGATGAGGACGAGCTTGACTTTTTCGACGATGACGGCCGTCGCGCCGAGCCGAGCTCCATTGCCGGCCAGGCCAGCCAGATGGTTTCGGACCGCTTCCACGTCGAGACCGTGTGCGCGCTCCAGATAGCGCAGCACGGCATGGTCAGTGACATGGACGCGGCGCCGGGTCATGTGGTCGCCCTGATCCGCTCGCCGAAAGCGTTCATGACGAGACGCCAATCGGCCGGTGAAAGGCTTATGAGACCGCCTTGGAATGTGCGATCGCCGACCAGCTCGAATACTGACGGCTCAAAGCCCTTCTGGTCGGGGTAGAGCTCCGCGCCGGGCGTCAGCTTCTGCCACTGGGCCCAAGCGATCTTGCCGCCGTCTCCCGCAAGCCATTCCTGCCCATTCGTATTTCCAAACATCACCCCGCCGTCTCGCGCCAGCCACGCTTTGAGCGCCTCGACCGCTTTGCGGGCGTCAGCCGCATCGTGGCAGAAGCGGACGGCATCAAGGCCGGTTTGGCGTTTGACGAAAGAGGTCAGCGCGGAATCGCGGCGGTCGCGCACAAGCCCAAGGTTCCAGCCAGCGATCCACAGCGCCTGCAGCTTCTTTGCAAAGCGGCCCTCAAGACCGTTTCGAAGCCCCTTCGAAGCGGGTTTAAAGCCGGCCCGGCGCATGGCGTCGATCACGCGTCCGCGCTCGGTCTCGGAAAGGCCCTTTGCCGACCGCTTGCCGGTTTCACGTTCTAACAGGTCGCGATAGGCATCATCGTCGAGGCCAAGCGCCTTCTTGCCAATATGGATGGTTGCGAGCGCGTTCATCCGTCCGAGCCAATCTGCCGAAGCGTAATGATCAGCGCGGCGGCCAGCATGCGCTCGGCTCCGGGCTGGGTCATCGCTGTGGGGTTACCGGCGAGAACGGCCTCGGCCAGCGCGGCAGCTTCGATCAGGGTGAAGCTCGCCTGCGTCAGCGCGCTATCTGATCCGTCAGCGGCAACACCGATATGCACGACCTGGTCGTCGCTGATCGCGAGGACGCGACGACCGGTTTTTTTGTGCAGCGGAATGCTGGCGAGTTGAACGGCGTCCATCACGCGCTCGCCAGATCGATCGTGACGGCTTGCCATGCACCGCCCGGCTTGTCGCGTTCGTAGAAGCGCAGATACTCCTTCGACCCGACCGAACGACTGGCGTCGGTGATGGCGTCCATGGCCCGCTGCCAGCGCTCATCGGTGATATCCCACTTGCGCAGCCGATAGAGTTCGGCCCGATTGACCTGACCTTCCTTGTCTACATTGAAGGCGCGGGTGACGATCGTCCGGATCTCGGGACGGCTATCGGCGCTCCAGTCGTTGAGGCATTGGTCAATCAGCGACTTCGCGGTCTGCAGCTGCGGCCCGAACTCGATCAGATCGGCGACCGCAACCTGCACCTTCTTCAGTCCGTCAAAGGACATGAAGGTGACATTGCCCTTCTTGCCGCCTTTCTTCGCGCCGTAGTCCTGATCGAGCATGGCCTGGAAGTCGCCAATATCGGCGAAGCTATGTTCCTTGAACCGGCTGATCTGAGCAGAAAGGTCGGTGGCGAAGCCGAAGATCTTCCGAACCATCTCGTCTTCCAATTGGTCCTGCGGCTTGACCATATCGAGCGGAACGAGGTTGCCTTTGCTGTCTGGCAGATAAAATTCGCCATTGACGGCCACTGCGCCTGGGGGGACGGAGCGTGCTTCATCGTCGGCTGTCGGTACCGTTTTAACCTGTTCGTTCATCAGGCTGTCTCCTGTTCGCATAGGTTCTGAAGGGCCTTGTCGAGAGTGTCGAAAGCCCGGCGTTCGTGGATGGAAAACTGCGCATTCTTGAAGGCGCGATAGGCTTGGGCGACCGGAGCGATCGCCTCACTGACCGGCAAAGGTCTCGCGGTGCGGATAACCGGCTCCGGGACGCGCTTGATGAGGCGCTCGAGCCGGTCGAGGCTGACCTCGAAACGATCCAGTGACTTCGAGTTCGCCAGATCGAGACTGGCCTCGATCGCATCACTGACATCGAGATGTTTCAGGATAGGCTCTAGCTGGGTTTGAAATGATTTGAGCTCGACGGCGTAGTGGACATCGGCTTCCACGTAGCCCTGAACCCGAACAAGACCGGCCGAGATCGTTGGCGGCGTTCGGTTGAGCGCTTCGGCAACTTCGGCGGTCGAAAACCTCGTCAGACGCTTGGCGAGATAGGCGGTCTCGTCACGGGCTGCTTTTGCCGCTCCTTCGTTCGAATTGATGATCGACTTTGGATCGATTCCGCGTCGCTCCGCGACTTCCGCGGCGATCACATGGATAGCCTTCATGACCGCACTCCACCGGGCCGGAACTCGACAACGTTGCTGCCTCGCGCCTTCAACGTCCCGAAGACACTCTCGGGAAAGTCGCTCGGCTCGGCTGCGGATAATGCGTGGTCGGCGAGGCCGATCATGCCGGTGAGTTCGTCCAGCAGAAATTCCATGCCATCGGGATTGATGCTCACCTGGTTGCCGCGATGATCATCGAAGCGCTGCCGAAACCGCGAAAGGCGGTCGCGAAGTTCGTGGATCGTTTGGTCCATTACTTGCTCCTCTGGCTTTGGATGTTTTGCGCTGCCAGCAATTCGCCAATCGCATCGGCGATGGTGACGGCTGGATCGCGCCGGATAGGTTCGCCGGCCCGTTGGCGGGCGACGTCGCGCCATGCTTCCTTGATGATCTCTTCGGCAGTGAGCAGCCTTTTCATCACTTCGGACGATCCGACCCGCTCCTGGTCAGTTGCTGACGCCGGCTGATTTTCCTGAAGCACCGACGCGGCCTGTTTCAGGAGGGATGAGGCTGTGAGGACCGAAAGCTGCAACTGGCCATCGGGATCCGCGCAAGGTGCAGTGCATCGTTCGGCCAAAGAGCGGCTTACGTCTTCGACCCGCGCGCTGGCATCGCGAATGAGTTGATAGCTTCGCCCGACATAGGTGTTCACCTGACGGTTACTCATCGGTGGCTTCCTTCTTGTTTTTGTAGGAGAGCGGGCAATCCCGGCAGGCATGGAACATCTGCACCCGATGCGCGCTGGTCGGGGCCCATCGCTTCTTCTGCCAATCGAGACAGATGTTTCGCGGCATCGGTCCCTGGACGGGGCACTGGACCGTTTCGCCCATCAGGGCGCCGCGAACGCGTTCTTCGACATTGCCGAGCGTTCCCCGATAGCTGTTCGACAGAACCTGGCTGATCGTCGACGCGCCGTAACCGACCCTGCGGGCCGTAGCCGCCAAACCTTTTGCGTCGGCCAGCCTGGCGAGTTCCGCCACCCAATCGGGCGGAACTGACGACCAGGTCTCCATGATCTTCTCGGAATGGCTCATTGACCGTCCTCCTCTGCGAGGATCGGAGCAAAAGCGGCCTTGCGATTCTGGTCGTAGACGATCCGTGTACGCAGGATGCGTGGTGGGAGCGGCCCGCTATTGTGCTTGGGGTTGAGCCGCCAGACGCCTCGTCTGAGTTGATCGACGATCCCGACCGCGCCAAGCCGCTTCAGATAGCTCGAAGCCGTTTGCTGTGTGACCGGCACGATGTCGGTCGATGCGCATAGCGCCAGATCGGCAGCGCGGATGCCGGCACGGCTCTCCGGGCCCCGCAATACGTTCCACATTGCTTGTTGGCCGGCTCCTTGAAGCGCCAACGAACCATCACGATTAAGGCGGGGCGTCTTTTTCGGGGACCGCAAAAGCCGATAGACAGGCGTCAGCGATTTGCCGTTCGCCAGATCCCTCACTTCGCCGGTTTCTTCTGCGAAGCCTGCTTTGACGAGGCGGTGCACATAGTCCTTGACGGTCGACCTGTCGGTCCGGTTCGTCGTGTTCCAGATTTCGACGACTGTGAAGCAACCCTCGTTTGCGGCCGCGATTTTACGGATTTCTGTCCAGAAATGATCGATGCCGCGCAGAATCGGCTTTTCGGGCGGTCTCCCGAATTCCAGAACCGCACTCATCGTACTGACCTCCGGGGAATTTCGCCGGTATCGATCGTGCCGTCGAAGCCGTCGATGCAGATCTCGGATAGGCCGGCGCGGCGCGCGCTGGCGGCGACGCTGTGAAGGGTGTTCGCGATGCGGCGCGTCCGCCCCTTGCAGCGTTCGACGATATGGGTAAGCAACTTGTCGGAGACCGTCAGTTTAGGGCAGATGATCTCCGCCAGAACGGATGCATCATCGCTGTCGGACGGTTGAGCGAGCACTCGGTCGAGAATGCGATTGTCGATCCGCTCGAAGCGCTTGAGCTTTTCGGTCAGTTTCTCTTCCCCGATCAGAATGACCGGAGCTGCCGTCATTTCCTGAATGTCGCGCGCAAGCTCGATCATGTTCTTGTCGACAAGCACATCGGCCTCATCGATGAGCACAACGCGATCGGGGTCTTGCCCGAGCTGATAGGCGATCTGCTCCATCATGTCGGCAATCGTGCCGCGGGGCTTGTCGATCGACAGTTCGGCAAGGATCGACTGTGCAAAGGTTTTCCGCGTCCAGAACGATCGTACTTCGATGTAGAGGCAGTCGGTACGGTTCTGCGCAAAGCGGGCGGCATAGGTTTTGCCGTAGCCGGACGGTCCGCTGAACGTCCCGAACCCCGAGCTGATCTGTGGCCTTTGTCTGAGTGTCTGGATCAGGGTCATCATCGCGGCGACGTTGCTGAGCGGCGCGATCGACGTGGCCTTGACCAATGGTGTTTCTGCATTCATTCTTCAGTCCTCGATACTTTTGAGAAGGCCCGGTTCGTCCGGGTCTTTTTTTGCGGGGCGCCGGTACGCTCAGACTTTCATCCGGTCCCCGAAAACTTCCTTCATGTCCGCCATGGCCCGATATTCCGGGTCCTCGCGGTAGCCGCCGAGCCAAAGCGCATCCTCGTTGGACAGCGTTTCGCCAGCGGCCATGCGCGCTTCCAGGTCCCGGGCGCGCCGAAAACGGGTGTTGCGGGTGTTGAGTGTGGTGACCTTCGCGGTCGGCTCTGGCGTTTCGGCCGCTTCCTTCGCCAGCGTCTCACGCATGGCCTTGATCTGATCACTGAGCTTGCTTTGAGGAGCTTTCGGCCCTTCACTCGCTTCAAGCGCCGCCTCGATCTCGGCGGTCCGGTGTTCGACGCTGGGTCGCGGCAAAGGCGTGACGTTCGGCTGATCGCGCAGCCAGACGTCGCGGGCGCGTTCGATGAGTGCCGGACCTTTCCGGAAAGCGCGACGTTGCCGATCGATCTCGGCGGACATGTCCTTCAGCAACTCGGCCTGTTTGGCCTTCTCGGCCGCGACAAAGGCTTCCGGAGGAAGGCCTGCCAGTTCGGCGTTGAGCGCCTCGCCGAGAAATTCGCCTTCTTCATTATCGAAGAGGAAGATGCGGCCCATATCGTTGGGGTCCTGCCGGACGAAGACGCGTTTTCCGGGCAGGATTTCGCCGTTGAGGTAGTGAAAATTAGCGACGCGGACGCCCGTAGCGGTGACAGTCCGGTAGCCACCATCCGGCACCGGAGCGAGGAGCATGTCGAGCGCGCGTGCGTCGACGGATCGGATCGTATGATTAGAGGTGGCCGCGACTTCGAATGGCGTTCGGCCCTTCAGGCCACTATGAGGCTTGTGCTGATAGTGAAGACGCGCCCATTCGTCGAAAACAGCCTGCATCTGAGCGCCATCCATTTGGACGGCGAATGTCTGCGCATCATCTTCACCGAGACGCTTGGCAAAACTCTTCCGGCTCTCGATGGCCTTCCGGTCGGTGACATTATGTCCGACGAAGCCGGGCACGAGCGCGACAGCATCGTGCTGGAACGTCTTGATGACGCGTTCGACATGACCCTTTTGCTCGGGGCTGTAGGCATCGGAATAAGCGACATCGATGCCGAGTGACGCAAAGAGGCGTTGCGTGGCCCGCGCCTTGAAGTCCGAACCATTGTCGATCTTGATTTCGGTCGGTACGCCCCATTCCAGGATGGCCTTGCGGATCAGAAGGCCAACCGCAGACGCTTTCGGCGTTCGCGACATGAGGATGATGACGCGCCGTGTGGCGATATCGATGCAGGCATAGATCGAGTGCCGTCCATCCGTGCAGAGCGCATCGACGGGCGATGCATCGATCTGCCAAAGTTCGTTTGGTTGCCCGATATGCCGTAGCGTTCCAGTGCCGCGCAGCTTCATGTGTGAGCGGAACGCATCCGGATTGATCAACTTGGTGAGAACGACGGCGTTCTCTTCCTTCAAAGTGGCAATGAAGCGCTGAATTGAGCGGATCGGCGGCACGGTCACGCGCGTTTCAACGCCTCTTCGAAGCACCTTCAAACCATCGCCGAACTCGGCCCTGATCTGCGTTCTGACGTGATGAGCCGACAAATGCGGCTGATGAGCAATGAGTCCGATGATGAAATCCCGAACGCGGCCGTCTTCGGCAATGTCGAGTGTGCCGCTGCCCTTACGCGCGGCGCTGCGGTCGACGCCGAGCGTTGCGCCGCTCTTTTTCTTCGACAGCCATCGCGCCAGAGACCGCTTCGATAGGCGTGGCACGATCTCGACCACCCAGTCTTCGACATGAAGGGAGCGGGCATTGAACTTGTCGCAGAAGATCTGGAGAGCAGCTGTCTGACGAAGTGTCGAGCCGGCTTTGAAGTTTTCGAAAGCGTTGGTGATAGCAAGTCGCGCAGCGCCTTCTTTGGCCGCGGCGGCGGATAGAGCCTCCTGTGCCGGTTCGTCATTGTCGGCCTGAACGGGTTCGGCACCGACCCGCCGATAGCGCTGCTCATAAGCGACGCGAGCCAAGGTCGGCAGGATGCGGTAGTGATACTCCATACCGCCGCCACGGCCGGAACGGCGCCGCGCATAGGCGGGGTTTTCGTTCCAGCCTTCGCGGTCGGCGAGCAATTGAACCGCCCTTTCTGTAGACGGTATTTCTGACAGGTTTTCTCCCGCCAATTCTCGCGCGGTCAGCCATTCCTTCATCGCCGTCCGCCTTTCCCGCGAAGGCGCGCATCGGAGGCCGCAATCTGCGCATCGAGTTGCATCTGATAATCCGCAATCTTCTTTCTCTGCTCGTTCATTTCGTGATTGCGGATGATCTCGCAGTAGCGATCCGAGACGACCGCGAAACCGAACATCTCGGGAAGAAGGCCGAGCAGCTCGTATTTGCCTGTGACCGCGATCAGCGCCGCGAATTCATCGAGGCGGATACGGCGGTCCGGTTTCGCGGCGCTCGTCCAGTCATCGACCGCCTGCTTAGTGATGACGCGATCGAGATAGTCTCCGATTTTTGAAGCGACCTCGCCGCGCGAAAGTCCGCGTTCATCCCGCACTTCCTCCAGGGCGCGGCTTAGGATACGTGCGATCCTGAGGTCGAGCGTTCCCTTGCCGGTAACGTCTTCGCTGTAGCCAACCGAAGGTTCGGGGGGCTGCCAGTCGAAGAGGTCGGGAGTGAGGAGGTCGCGGCGCGTCATGTTCAGGCCGCCTTTGTCCGGCGCGACGCGGTCCGCTCGGCCATCCAGGCTTCAATCCGCTCGGCATGAAGCTCGAAGAACTTCTCTTGCTCTTTAGGCTTCAACCGCGAAAAACGTTCGGAGATCCGCTCATAGGCCGGGACCGGCACGGCGGCAGGTGCGTAGTCGAGCAGTGCGATCGCTTCATTGACCGTGACGGCTTGAGGCTCGTCAGCCATCAGAATATCGGCGACGGCGTTCTGGCGGACTGGAGTGAGATCGGCGAGTAGCAGCAATTCTCGCTGCACCTTCGAGGCGGGATGCAGGGCGATGCGCTTGCGGACGTTGATATCGATATCGACGATCTTGAGCGATCGGAAAATGCCGCGTCGGCTGATGTTCAAGGTGTTCTGTGCGGCCTCGGTCCAATTAAGTGCCAACTTGGCACTCATTTCCTCCAGCGCGTCATCGGAGCCGGTGAACGAGCCATCATTCGGCCTCCGACCACGCTTGGCCTTGCCGTGGACGCCCTGATAGAGATCGCACCACGCCGCCACATAGACCGCATGATCCAGCGCCGTCAGTTCGCCGCGCAGCAAATTGCCCTTGATCTCGGCGAGGCGGATTGCGGCGTCGTCGGCAAGGGCTTTGCTCGGCTCGATACGTGCTTCGATTTCGGTACGTTCGAGAGCGATGTGAGCGGCAAGACGGCGCGCACCATCGATCAAACGATATCCGTCGCCGCGTTCGACGACGCGGATCGGCTGCGTCATGCCGTCTTGCTCGATGTCTTCGGCGAGCAGTTGCACCCAGTCGGGGTCGAGAGCGCGAAGGCGATCTCCGCTGTCAACCTTTTCGATGCTAATGAGAGTGATGGCTGTCATGCGTGAAGTTGTCCTTCGGTCGTGTGTGTAAAGAGATCGGTCGGATCGCTGGCCTGCTGCCGAAGTGCGAGCTTGGCAGTGGTTTTCATCCGCTGGCGTGCCGCCAGCACAGTTGAGCGGACATGATGAGCACTGGCGCGCGGATCGATAGCGAGTTCAGGGGCCGGCATGTCGAGCACTGCGCTGGGATGACAGCGGGCAAAGCTGGCACAGGCTGCAATGAACTCGCCGGCGGTCAT